TAATGCCAGAAATATTGTCGTAAGTGCCAATTAAAATTTTGTTTGCATCTTGGATAGAAAATTTATATATAACTTGCTCTGTTAGCCAAATCTCGCCGCCTGGTATGCGCCCCGCGCTATCTAAAATAATTGGGTTTGTATGCGCAACATTGCCCGCACTTGTTGTGTAAGTTGTCGTTGGCGTTGTTGTTCCAGCCAAATAGGAAAAAATTTTTCCGCCAGCTAATGGTGTACCGTTATTGTCAAAAATTTGACCTGCAACGCCGAACAGAGGAGAAAGGTAGACAGCCATAGTTTTCCTTAATTAGTTAATGTACATTTTGCATAAATTACCAAAGTAAACTAATTGCCGATCAAAAATTTTTTAGCTTACATTAGTAACTTGATCTGTGATGGTCATGCATCCTCCGTAAATTCATGAACCATATCCAGACCAAAGTGATCGTTAATAAATCGAAGCATCTTTTCCACATCAATCCGTAACACTTTGCCAGTCGGTGTGTGCTTTGAATGGAATATCCACTCATTGGTTGCTTGATCGTGTGGGGATAATAAAGTTGAATTGCCCGCCGCGTCCATAACTCTAGCTTCACCGGCGGCAGAATAAAAAGACACGCCGTTAGTCAAAGTACCGACAGGTGCAGTACCGTTAAACAATACAAGTTGATTAGTGCCTTCTGTCGTGCCTCGACTTGCTGTACCGCCAATTTTTAGGTTTTTTGCTTGAGTAATACGCATCGCTTCTGCAACAACAGCGGTATTATCTGGTGTTGTCCCAAAAACAATATCTGTTGGGTTATCTCCAGCCGCATGAGTGGCAGACGCTTGTGCCTCTATATAAGCGTGGATAACCGGAAGATTACTAGTGGTGTCATTTCCATACCAACTTAGCGTGCCAAAGCTATTTCCACTTGAAATTGTAGTGTCGTTTCTAAAAAACCGTAAAGATGGATCACTGTCATTTCTTTGAATAGAAATTGTGCCCGCACTTGAAGAAATTGCAGTTGTTCCATTGACTAATATTTCGCCATTTGACGTAGCACGCAAAACTTCCGTTGTGTTGGTAGATAACGCGATAGTATTAACTGCGGGTAAATACAGACCATTTGTTGGCACAGACGAACCCGACGGAATAAACGCTGTTGCAGTAGCACTTCCAGTCGTTGAAAAGTTAGTTCCATCAAACGATAATGCTGACCCAGTAGCTAATGCGCTGCTACTACTGGCATAAACAATACCGTTTGCCGTAAAAGAAGATAAATTTGTGCCACCATTAGCAGTTGGCAACACGCCAGATACATGCGTCGTAAGACCAATTTTGCCGTAGCTTGGCGCAACCCCAACACCACCTGAGATTAATGCGTTGCCCGTAGCAACGTCGGCGAGTTTCGCAAGCGTACTAGTCGTATCGGCATAAAGAATATCGCCAACAACATAAACGCCCGTGCCTGTGCCCCCACGAGCTGCGGAAAGCTGACCTGTCCACCCCAACGTCAAACTAGTAGCAGCCAACAGCGAGGTGGTTGGCGTACCGCCAAGCGTTAGCGTGACGTTTGTATCGTCAACTTTAGTCAAAGCCGCGCCGCTAACCCATTCGGGGGCTGTTGCGCCTGCGTTGACCTTGAGCACCTGCAACGCAGTGCCAATAGGCAGCATTGCAGTAGTGCTTGCCGCAGATTGGTACGGCACTGATCCTGTTGCGCCGCCTGCCAAGTTGGTAGCCGTACCAACCACAATCGAGGATGGCGCAACATTTTTCCAATATTGCAATGCTGAGTCGTACTGAATTAAATTGCCATTGGCAAGTGTGCCAATCGGCACGTTGCTGTCGGTGCCGCCTAACACTGACCCCGAGGAAACCCTTACAAATACATCACCAGAACCTGCTGGCGCGGCGTTTACCACAACCGCAATAGTCGCTTTGACGTTGGGCGCGAGGGGTTGCGTTTTAGTCAAACCGCCGGCAATCGTGGGGTTGTAATACAAAATGTCGCCGTCAACCCACGTTTCGCCAACAGGGCTACCCGTGGTATTCCAACCCCGAACGTTACCAAACGATGTTACCAAACCAAAACCGTTGGCGGCGATATTTTCAGCCGCAAGACCGATTAAATACTGACCGTCTGTTAACCCGGTAGCCGGAGCGCCCTTAATTACGCCGCTGGCGCCCACGGCACCGGTGAACATGATTAACTGACCTTTAGTAATAGTGCTGTCGGCCTTGATGTAGAAATACTGCGCCTCGCCGATACGCTGAACCACGTTGGCGGTCATCTGAATACCTAGAGTCGTACCACCAGCCCATGCTACTGTACCAATATCGGGAGGCACCGATTGCGGTGTGGTGTCAAACGTCGTCCACGGCAAGTTGGCCTGTTGAAGCGCAGCAAACGTGCCCAACGCTGGGATTGGCGTAGCTGCCAACCCCTCAACTTGCTTGGCAAGTTCAGCAATCTGATCCAACGCCGGGATTGGCGTAGCTTCTAACCCCTCAACTTGCTTGGCAAGTTCAGCAATCTGCTCGTTGGCCGACTCTTCAGTCGGCTGAATTTTAGTCGCCTCGACATCAATAATGATGTCAACAAGATCTTCTTGCTGTGGCGCAGGTGGCCCAAGCTGAAGGTCTGTTAATGACGTTACGTTGGTGCCGCTGCCGGTCAACGTAAATAAATTCAGAAAAAACCGATACCACTCACGCGAGATTAGCCCCGTGCGCTCGTCAATTAACGGCACCCGTGGGGGCGTGATATTCGTGGTGTTATTCGGGCTAGGCATTGGTTGGGCTAAGAATAAGTTCTGCACCCATAATGGCAACCTTGACCGGATCGGTCATCGACAGTTCGTACACCCGGTCACGCAGCTTCAAGGTCATACCTAGTCGGCGCCAGAACACCCGGCGATAATACTCACCAATCTTGCCGATGCTGGCCGTATGGTAGTTAGACCATGTATGACCGCCGTCGTCCGACCAGCGCAACATGACCTCTGGGTCACTGCCTTGACCTACATTTAGCCCAACGCCCGTTTCCACGTCAAGCTGCAAGCTGTGGTGCGCGGTGCGCTTCAAGTTGTTTTGGCCAGTTGGCAGCGCCCGCCATGACCGCAGCCATTTCTGGATCTGCCCGTTATCGCTGTAGTCGTCCAGATCAAACGCGTAGATGTTGCCGTTTTCAAAGTCGCCGACAATAACTTCGCTATTAAACGCCATCTGGCAGTTGCTACGGTGCCGGGTAAACGACCCATTATTCCAACCCGCCCGTTCATGCCAAGCCTGCGTAGCGGCGTCGTAGACCCAAGTCGTGTTGGCGGTAGGGAAGATCAGTACGTAGAAGCTGTGGCCGTCTTGCTGGTACGTGTACGCCAGCGCGTCCGACAGGTTGCCGTACTGCTGAATCTGCCATTCAACCGCGTGGGTTGAGACACGTTGGCCGGTGTAGCCGTTAGCACGATAGACAACCCCGCGACCACGGGCGTCAGCCCCTAGCCAGAATAAGCTGTTGTCTAGTTTGGCGACTGAATACGGCGCGATGCACCCGATCTCATTAAACGCGCCCTGAATGCGTTGCAGAGGAAAGTCCGCGTTACCCGCGTCGTACCATACCTCTACAGAATTGGTGCCAAACAGCCAGGCTTCGCGGTGGTCAACAATAAGCGATATTAAGCCGTCGGGCGAGCCTTCTGCGCTGGCAAAATCAAGCGGGTCAACGGACAAACCGTCAAGCAGGCTGGTCACCCAGACTTTTTGGCTGTTAGGCTCGTTAAAAACAAAATAGCCATCCAAAAACCCTACGGTTACTGCACCAGGGAAGTCAGGGTCAGTGATAGGCGCAAATACGTTAGTGGTGGCGTTATAGATGTAACTGGGGCCATTAGCCGCCACAAAGAGCTGTGTGCCGTTGTCCGACATGGACACCGGGCCAGTGCCAGCAATTGTGCCCAGTAAAGTCGCCGCGTATGCAGTGTCGAGCTTGTACAGGCGGTTGCCAGACACTACGTAACCGTAACCGCCAAACGTCCACATTCCCCGAATTGGGCCAAATCCAACGGTTGCCAATAAGCGCAACCCCGGCGCCCGTTGCAAGAACGCAGGCTCTTTGCCGGCTTCTGGCACGATTTCGGGAAAGATATTGACCATACGCGCGTCCGCAGCGTTGACGCTGCGAGCCACGTATGCGGAGCCAAGGATGGGCGTTTTCACGGTTTAGAAGTTACCGGCGTAGATGTTATACCGCTGGTGAGTAGCCACCAACGAGTAAGGCATAGACATCACGTCATCTGGGTTGTTGATGCGCTTCAGGTTACGCTTGGACGTCATGGCAATCCGTTGCACTTGCGGTGACGGCTCAATGCCAAACTCAGGCGCAAATTCCATCGCCAAGTTGTACACAAACGCCCGCAGATAGCCCGGCGGAAAAGTCAAATTGGTCGCCAAGTTTGCAGGGGTAGTCAGCTGTTGCACCGACACAAAATGCCATTCCAAAACCCGTGTGGGCTTTGGATAGATGGTCATGGTAATGTCGGGGTACGTGTTATTGACAAACATCACCTGCGGGTACGTGCTGGTCACGGTCTTAACCGCAATGCCATCGTACTGCTGTTGGTTGATCAGCTTGATGCCGTACGAGACGTTGGTCTGCGGGTCACGGAAATACGTGGCGTCGTCAATCAGAATCGGACGATTGCCGACAAAGTCGCCGGTCGGCCCTAACGTGCGGGTAATCGTATCGGTTGGCCAGTTAAATATTTGGTCTTCCGTACAGAAAACGGCTAAACGCTCGGTATTCCACGAATCGATCATCTGATTCATGGCAGTCAGCGCATCCTGCGCTGCTTGTGGGGAAGGCTCTTCACCTTCAGCCAGCTGGCCGATAAGCCGGAGGGCCGCTTTAATCTGGTCGAAGGCGGTTGCCATTCAAGCTCCTTATTCTGCCGCTGCTACCTCTACAGGTGGGCGGCTACGACGACGTTTGGGTTCCAGCTCGTTGACTGGCGCCGCTTCTTCGAGAGCCGAAGGCGTGTCGGGATTATACCGCTCCCATCCGTTTTGTTCATCAAATTCGGCTTCCATCGCCATGATGGCGACTTTAGTGCCGTGAACCGGGTGTCGGAGATAAATTGTCATAGGGTGTATAGGGGCCGAAGCCCCTATTTTTTAAGCAACAACAGCAAATTGCCACTTCGTGCCGTCAGACACAAACAGCTTGCCAGCGCCTGTTGCGTTGCTGGTGGTGCCGATTGAACCTTTAGGTGCGGAAGTAGTGGTGGAGTTAGCGGTAATTGCGGTAGTCAGAAAATACAAGCCAGCGGTTGCATTAGCGACGACTGCACTTGTGGTAGCAGTAGACGTAATGGTCGGGGCAGTAATTGCACCGGTAACCGATACGCTTTCAAACTCAGGGTCT